TTCGCAATCAGTTCCGCACCACCGAGGTCGGCATCCGACTCAGTGATCGCAACATTCTCACCAACCCAGTAAGCGGTCTGGTCGTTGATGTCACGGGGCACGAACAGCGAATCGCTTGCCATCGGGTAATTTCGGGCGTACCGACTGAATACACCACGCTCTTCACGCAGGCGAATCAGCGTCCGCTGCATTTCCTCGGGAACAAGGAATCCACCTTTTGGATCTTGACCTTCGACCTGTGCATTTCGCAGGCCGAGTCCGAGGTCATTGCAGAATTGCGTTGCCTTGTGATTGCCAAATACATTGGCGAGGATCACGTTACCTGCGACATAAGCATCACGCTCGTTGTCGTAGGCTTGCAGTTTTCGGGACGATTTCGCACGCACAGGAACGCTGAAGTTGTTCTGGATTTCTCCAGACTCCGAACCGATCTGAATATCGCCAGCATCCACTTTCGCCTGCAATTTGATTGCTTGCTTGGCTTTTGCTTCGAGGTCTTCCCGCTTTTCAGCCCGCACCAAATCATTCGATTCCAGTGCATCGGCCAAATCTACGAGTTGGTCGAAAGACGACTGCTCGTCATCCGTCAGATCCCGATCTTCCGCTTTGGCAACGTCCACAATTGCTTGTGCTTTGATACGCTGCTCCGAGATTTGATCTCGGATTTCTTGAGAATTCTTAAGCATTATTGCTCTCCGTCGTAACCGGAAGAGCAGCAAGATAACGTCCGCTGCTCCGTCCGATGGTACTGAGTTAATACAAAACAGTAACACCAGACCGGCAAGCCGAAACGCTAATGAGTGAGTCGGAAAAGCCAATCAAATGTTGTTGGAACTCTATTTTCAGCAAATCACCGCTTACTTGTCAAGCGAATTCTCCGCTCGCAGTGATTGCGCCGTGGAAATGCCGCTGCGGAAACCACGGGTTTTTGCGTTGCAGCTGCAATATTCTGCGTGCTTTTGCTTGAGCCGACTTCGATAATTCGGTCCACCAGTCCAGACTCAAGTGCTTCCTGAGCCGAATAGTAGGTATCGGTTTCCATCACCTCGAGGTAATGCTTGTCGTCCCGTCCTGACCTTCTGGAATAAATTCCAGCGATATCCGCTGCCACCCGATCAAGCAAATCTGCGACTCCTCGGAATTCCTTCGCATCGCCCAGGGCGACCGTCCACGGGTTGTGGATCATCATCATCGAGTTTTCGTGGATAGCGATGTCATCCGCTGCCATGGCGATAACCGATGCAATGCTCGCCGCTAGTGCATCGACGACGATGGTGACCTTGCCATCGTAATGTGCGAGTTGGTTGTAAATGCTCAACCCCTCAAAGACATCTCCACCATCGCTCTTGAGCGAAATCGTGATGTCCTGACCGTCCATTTGGCCGAGGATATCAATCAGGTCACGGTCGGAAATACCCTCTTCGATGTACGATCCAATTTCACCGTACATTTGGATCGTGCCGGTTTCGTAGTTTGATTTAAGCATCGCATTGCTCCAGTAATACTTCGTCCGCAAGCTTGTCCGCAAGCGAGGGCCAATCTTTGACGACCTCGGCAACCGCTGCCAAAAGTCCCTCCTGGTTGACGCTGCCAGCAACCTCAAGCAGGTTTTCTCGTAAATTGCAGACGCACCGTGATGCTACGTCTGGAGATCCGCCAAATTCCTCGACCGCTCTGGCAAATGTCTTGTTCCACTTGCCGTCTTCGCCGTAGTAGTCATCTAGCCAATTCATGAAGTTCTTGTTTCGGCCAGCAGCGTCTTTTGCGTGGTTGGCTGTTACACCCAGCAGATGCTTCATTCTTGCCGTCACAGCGAGCTTGTTACTGTTCTCGATTGCGATTGCCTCTTCTGCATCATCCGAGTCGTTGTCGCTGCTCTCGGGCTCGCTAGGAGTCCCTGGAGTGATTGCTGGGTTGAAGAACTCGTCTCCATCCTCATACGGATTAAGACCGATTCGCTCTCTCGCCTCGTTGGGTGAAATGATTCTTGAATTGATTGCCAACGCACAGGATTCAATGGTGGTCTTGTAGTCGGACCTGAGCAATTCCGCAGTATCGAATTTGCAGAACATGCTTCGCTGCGCACGTTGCCCAAGCAGTTTCCATTGCGATTCCTGCTCCCACTTCTTGAGCCACTTGTTAAGGCAGTTGCTCAAATAGGCAAGGTTCTTTTCATACTGGCTGTTGTAGCTGACCGAAGCATCATCACCGAGAATCGATTCGAGCAGGAACATCAATGCCATGTCCTGCCTCTGGAATTGCCGCTGTGCAATGAACTCTGCGTCTTGTGCCGACAGGTTCAGCGTTGTCGCTTTCATTCCCTCACGCATCAGTGCAGCACGACCCATGTTGTCGAGCCCTTCGTGATACTCGTTGAATTCCTCCATGAACTCTTGGCGATCCTGATCTCCTCGGAAGGTTCCTGGCGTTGCCTCAAGAATTACACCGGGGCGACCTCCGTTCTTGAAGATTCGGCTTGCGGCCCGCTGACCCGCTACACCAAGACCAATAGCATCTCTCGCAACGGAAATCAGGGATCTTCCAGAAATGCCGTCGTAACCAAGACCAGGAATGTGGAGCGTATCCTCATCAGGAATGCGGTAGTAACTGCCTTCTCGGCTTGCACCCGCACTGATGTTAACCTGCATCGTTCGATCATCATCATGGCAGTGGACGATGTGCCACTTCTTACCATCGACAAGGCATGTGTAGGTGCAACTGGGGAGAAGAGGAATTAACTCGACGGCAACGCCACCTCGCCGCACAATCGCCGCTCGACCGTTGCCGCAAAGCAGTGCGTGAACCATCATCTGTTCTTTGAACACCACTGGAGTCTGGTATTCGTTTGGACGAAGATTCAGCAATTGCTGTGCGGGATGGGATTCCGCAACCTCGCTGCCTCGATCCAACCTGCGGCGCACATTCAATGGCAACTGTGCGACATGCCCCGATATCTTGCTGACCGCATACCAAACCGGAGGAAGACCGAGTGCGGTATTGATATCTACCTGGACTCCAGACTCCGATTCCGGTCCACCACGAAACCATTCCACCAACCACTGCTGCGGAGAGGTGAGACTGCTGGTTACGTTCTTCAGTAACTTACGCATCGGATCATCCTAGAAATACAAGTTCTTGCCAGCGTACCGTCCCGGTGCGACCATGGCTCGCCAAAGAGCCATAATCACTGCCACGACTGGGTCAATTTTGTCGCTCGAATCACGCTTTGTCAGCATCCAGTGATCCTGCCTGTCCTGCACTGCCATAGCGTTTCCAATGCACCAACGTAACAACCGATTGCCATCATGGGTAACTCGACCTTCCTCGATTGCCTGACGAAACTCACTTAGCGGTTCGTGGTAGTAGGAAGTGGTCTGAGGAAACGGGGCATTGGGAACACCTGCTCGGCGCAGGCATTCGCTCAACTGCTGTGCCTGTGCTGGGTCAAACGCAATGTCCCGCACCCAATATTCTCGACACGCAGAAATGAAATCTTCGGACAGGTCACTGACGGGATAGGGAGATTTCTTCAACAGGTCATTGTGTATCCACTCGCAAAACGGTTGCCTCGTCAGATCCCGTGAGGTTTCATCGGAGATGTACGACTGCGATCTAATTTCGTATCGGTAGGTTGGCGTTTCATCGTTCTCCGTTCCCTCAACAGGGAACCTGGCGACAACGGCCCATGCTGCAAGGTCATTTCTGCCTCCAAGGTCACATCCGCCGCCAGTTGCCTCTGCGTATTGCCAATCGGATAACTCCCCAGCGCATTTGTCCCACTTCTCAATGTCGAATGCACTTTCGACCGAGGACACTAATCGATTGCCGTGATACCGAGTAAATCGGTTCAGTGCGATTTTGCTTGTCTTTGCTGGGATTGCTTGCTGGCGAAGGTAGTCCAGCTTCAGGGAGACATGCAGATTTGGGTTCGCCTTAACCCAGCAGGATTCATCGAGTGGGTCGTCTCCCTCGTCGATTTCGTAATGCACCGCAAACAGCGAGTCGTCTCGGACATCACCCGCTGCCACGCTCTTTGCATGCTTGTACTCTTCAATCCATATCAAGCTCTTGTCATCCCCAGCAGTCGTCACCACCAACTTCATTGGCTGAAGTCTTGAGCCGGAGCCCGTCACCATCGTGTCGTAGAACTTTTGATGTCGGTTTGGTGACCAAGCGTGGAGTTCGTCCATGACGCAGAGCGAGGGGTTCAATCCGTCGTAGCTTTTATCGCTTCCTACTGTCCTGATAGATCCAGAGTTATGCGTGAAAGTAATTTGCTTGTTGATTGTTTTTGACACTTGCTCGATGTGCGGCGAGCGATGTCTCATCCGCTCGATTTCCTTGTAGATCACCTGTGCCTGCTCACGCTTCGTCGCACTCAGGATGACTTCCGCTACCGACTCAATTCCTTGCGTGGACGGGTTGATGTCGAGTGCAGCAAATCGGATTGCGATTCCTGCGGCCCATGTACTGTTGTGTGTTAGGACGTAGTTGCCTGTCATATACAGACCACCTTCGACCTCTACGCACTTAGTTCTATCCTGCCGAACATACTCGACCCTAACAATCTTTCTTGTTCCGTCCTTTTTCTTCTTTCGCACCCTCTTGGCTTTGCGGGGAAGTCGGAATGGCATTACGTTTGATGGTGGAAAGAACATGATCCGCTGCCTTTCACCAACGATCTTTCCATTGAGTTTCATGTCGCTCGTCTTGCACTTGGCATAGATGCCTAGCGATGCCAACAGGCGTTTCACATCGGTCGCAAGACGACCCTTCTTTTGCGTGAACTCGCACTGCCCTGCTTTGCTAATCGACCCATCAGTGTCCATTAAGCCTTGAAGCAGTTCGATACGTTGTTCGACTGATGCTGTGAAGTAGATTTCTGGAATGTGTTTATTGCCGAGGACGCTAAGACTCCTAGCCGCTGGTTTCCATCCAAGCATCGAGACTGACCTAACCTCTGGACCCTTTCCTCCGCTGGATACCATTCGAGTCTCAAAGTCATCAATGTTATCAAGCAACGAGCCTAAGTCGTCACGGTGGCAAACAATTCTCTGCCCGTTCGATTCGCCATCACCAAGCCAAGCACCGAGAGTGTAAGGATTAATCGGCAATTCTTTATGCTGACCCTGCACCACTGCGTTAGGGATGCGAAACTTTGCACCTTTGCTGTCTGTTAGAGATTGCTTTGCCAACCATTTTGTCTCAACCGTTTCTTCACTGAACCAGATTCTCGGCTTCTCTCCTCGCCCGCCTTTCTTGCGTTTCTTTAGGTAGGTCCATTCGTGATTGCCATCGCATTCGACAACTTCTCCATCGGAGAACTCGACTTGGTAGACTGGTCGATCCTCCCAAATCTCGCTCGTAGCAAGCACTCTGACAGGCTCGCCGTCTCTTCCGATTAGGTAATCACCTTCCTCGACCTCGCCCATTGTGGTCGTTCCTGTGGGCGTAGGGAGGACAGAATCGAGAGCCTGAGCCTTGCCGTTTTTTCTTCCCACTGATACATACGCCTGGCGAAACCGTCTTGCACCGTCACAATCTCGTTTCCAACCAAACATGCATCCTGTGATCCACGCTTGCCAAGGTTCCATGTGGAACGGTTGACCAACGTAATCTCCGATGCTGTGGTTGAGCATCAACGGAAAGAAGTCAATTGCAGCTGCAGCATGCTTCTCACTGAAGTGATACGGAAAGTCCTGAGTGGACTGACGACCGAGGTCTTTTACATGACGAGCGACCGCATCCTTTACAAACTTGCATGCAACAATCTCACCAGACGTAACTGCGTCGATGTAAGATTGCATGTTTGTTAGGGATGCAGTGGCAATCAACTCGTTAACCTCGCTACAAGATGATCCATTGGATTCTCTTCTTCGTCGCCTTTCATGCTAACGAGCTTTGACCGTGATGCTGGAGTCAGTCCAAATTCCGGTCGAAGTCGATTCATTTGCTCCAAGAACTTGTGCAAATCCGTCATCCTCGGGTTTCGCTTTGTACCGTCCTTCGCTTCTACCACCATTCCTTCTTTTTCGACTTCTCGCCTGCATTGCATATATCCTGCGTATGCCGTGCAGTAGGCTACCATCTGCTCTCGACAGTCCGAGGACATGATCCCCATTGTCCTGAGATCATCGGTGAGTTCGTTCCACTTCTGCATTTCGTCGTCGCCAAAATAGTCTGGCGCATCTGGACATCGCCCGTTTGCCTTGGGAGCGTTTTTGTTTTCCCTTTGGGGATCGTGGGAATACGTTCCCTGCAGTTTGTGGATTTCTGGTGCGAGCCTTGGTCTAGCCATCTTTCTCTCCGTATCGATGCACTTTTTTGCCGTGCCGCTTGTCGTGGCAGTCGCAGCACAGCGGTACTAGGTTTTTCCTTGCGAGGCGCAGGTGCGGCGCAGCGGAAATCGGTCGAATATGATGCACCTCCTGTGCTGGTCGAATTCGACCTCTCCGTTTGCAATCGACGCAGAGCGGTTCGTCGGCAAGCACCTTCAATCTGACGTTCCTCCATTGTCGATCATATCTTGGTGAAGCGTCCATTTTTGGTTTAGACGCACAGCGACCGCAGGTTCCTGTAACAATATCTCCGCATGTTCTGCAAAATCTTACCCTAGCCATCCTTCAACTCCTGACGAAGCTGACAACGCACTTGTGATACACGCAATGATGTCCACCGTATCCCCGACCGCCATCGTGAAGATGCCTGGGTCGGTTCGCAATGTGACTGTCTTGGTCGCACCGTCATAATCCTCGATTACACCAAGTGCCTTCTGTTCGCTTGTTACGCTATCTGTGATGACGATTGCCAATCCGTTGTAAGCGTCGTCGTCACTTGAGCCTGCTGTCAGAGTAAACGACGTTTGGCTTGCCAAGGTTGCAATGGTCGTGTTCTGGATTACCAACGCACTTCCTGCACTCGCCCACGCTGCGTCACCACGATTGCGAATTGCCTCAAGACTGTCTGTTCCGGTTGCAAACGTCGAACCTGCGATGTCCGCCAGGTTGTTCGCAATATCCGAACCACCACCAAGATCGGTCATCGTTCCGATTGCGTTGATAATCGTCGTTTGGTTTGCAGCGGTTGCGTCACCACCGCTCGCTGCGGTATCGAGAATCAGGTCAAGTCTTCCACCGTCTGCCCAATCGGTTTGCAGTTCGTTCGTGTCAACGAGGACTGCATCGACGTTGGTATCGACCGTATCGACCTTCCCTTCGATGGTGGTCAGGGTTGCTGGTAATGTCGTTCCTGTATCGACCAAAATGGCAGCGATTTCAGTCGCAATCTCGCCAAACGATCCAGCAGTCGTATGTGCTGACTGTAGCTCATCCCAAACCGCATCAGCAATTACAGCAGCAGAAGGACCACCACCACCACCACCAACATCGTCCACAGTATTTGATGTCGCAGCGTCAGCGTTCTCGAAGAACGTATCGAAGTTTCCAGCGATTCGCCCTCCCGTGGTTTCCGTCAAGACGCCACCGAGGAATCCGCCAACGGTGATGTATCCAGTCGTTGCCGTGATTGCGAGGTCGCCAAAGTTCGTCGGTGCGGATGCCGCAAGCAGGGCATTGTCTGTGCCTCGCATATCCGTATTGGTCGTGACCGTATCGCATAACTGAATGTCAGTTCCAGATAGATCGACTGCCGTGGTTGGGTTCTCGACGTTCGCCCAGTCAATCCCAACCGCTCCACCGCTCGTTACGTCGATGTGGTAATCCGCTGCGGTTGTCGGCTTGAGCGACTTCTCAGCGAGGACATAAACCTTGTCGGTCGCTGCCATCGTGAACACGCCTGGATCTTCCAGTAGCGTGACCGTCTTGGTGCTGCCGGTGTAATCGTCCACGATTCCGACTGCCTTCTGCGTACTGGTCGCAGCGTCCTCGATGACAATCGTGCATCCGTTATACGCATCGTCGTCCGTCGAACCTGCGGTCAGAGTGAAGCTGACCTGGGTCGCTAACGTGGCGATAGTCGTGTCAACCATCAGCAAGCGGTCGCTTCCTCC